GCGCAAGTATCTGTTTTCGCGCGTGTTGGGAGGATTTGGGAGGATAGGGAGGATTTTTTCGCCTTCGGCCTCATACATGTGCGTGCGCGCACGCAGGAAAAAATAAGAATTTCATATGTGAAAACCCTCCCTATCCTCCCTAACCCTCCCAAAGGCTTTTCAATCAATAGCTTATAAGTGGGAGGATTTCGAAAAATCCGGGAGGGACGGGAGGATTGCCGGTTTAGCGTGTCGGAGCATCGAGATGGTTGCGAAATTTTGGGGCGTCGCGGGTTTGAAGACGGGGATCAAGGCGCTGGGGGAACGCCGCGAATTCCCCTTCGGGCGTCAGCGCCTGCCTGAACCCGTCTGCAACGCCGCTGCGCGCGAAGGGCTGGAGGCTGCGGGGTTCGAAGTGTTTGCGCCCGCGATCGTCGAGCAGCGGTGGCGGTACAAGCGGAATGGTGAACGCGTGAAGGCCAAGAACGCCGCCTTCTCGCTGTTTCCCGGTTACGTGTTTTTCGGCTGGAACGATTTTGACCATTGGTGCGAAGCGCCGCATGCGCGCGGGGTGTCCGACGTGCTGCGCGACGGCGACAAGTTCTCGCGCCCGGCGCTTGTTTCGCGCCGGACGATGCTGGCGATGCTTGCTGCTGGTCCGCTGATTGACAGTCTCACGGCGGCTCGGCCGGCCGGCGCGCTCGAAGTGTTTGACGTCGGCCAGCGGGTGACGATCAAGAGCGGACCTTTCACGGGCATGATCGCCCGCATCCTGTCGTTCAAGGGCAAAAAGCGGATGAAGGCGTTCCTCGAATTGGAGGCGCTTCAGCAGGCGGGCCGGCGCCAAGCGTTCGATCTAGAAGTGGAAACTTGCGAATTGACGAAGAAGACGGCTTGACGAATTCTCGCAAATCAGTTCTCCATATGTCCCGCGCGGTTGAACTTGCCAACGAACAGGTTTCAATCGCGGGTATGCGGCAAGCGCCGCGGCCGGCAGGGATGAGCTCCTGACCCGTCGAGGATGAAAAGAGCGCCACACAGCGCCGACATCCTCGAAAGCAAACCGGAAGCCATTCCGGTCCGAGTGCGCCAGCTTAGAAAATCCCGGCATGAAACGGGTTAGCTGTTCAGCCTCCTTGCAAGCCGTTTGAGTCTGGGGTGGGTTCCATGTGCCATTGCGCCGAAAATCGACAGATGATCGTCGCCGCTTTGCGAGGCGAAAAGCCTGTTTCGGGCGTTGCTTCGGCGGTCGCCGCGAACGTGGTGGACGATGCGCGCGCGGCGGCGGCGCGTCTGGCGGCGGCTTCCGCCGGCCGGATCGCTGCGGCGAAGGCGAGGCTGGCGCGATGATAGCGCTTGAGGTTCGGTTCGAGCGCAAGGGTCGCGGCTTCGACGCGGTGAAAATCCCGATGGCGATTGCGCGCGGGTTGAATGAAGGCGGCGACTTGGTGCGCACGCGCGTTCAAAAGGCGCTCTGGAAGCAGACCAACGTCAAGAAGTATTCGTCCATCACCTCACGGATGCGGACGGTGCGCGCTTATGGTTCAAGCGCTCCGAAATCCGGCATCGGCCCGGTGGGGTCAGGATCGCTGGCCTATCAGATCATCGCGACGGGCAAGGGCATTCCGATCAAGGAGTTCCCCGTCAAGCTGACCCGCAAGGGCGTGGACGCGCAGAGCTGGGGCGTCGATCATTTGTTCAAGCGCTCGTTCGGGCTCGCGGGCAAAGATGCTGACGGGTTTCGCGCGCGCCTAGGCTCGAAGCGGTTTCCGATCCGCAAGCTGTACGGCCCGGCTCTGACCAAGGAGCTGGGAAAGGATGCTTCCGCCGAGGCGTTCTATGCGGGCGCGCGCACGCTGATCATCCCCGCCATTCTCAAGCATCTCGGCAAGGCGCTCTGACCCATTCGCGTGGGTCCTTCCCCGGGGCGGGAGGGCCGCGCGGCCGCGGCAGTCCGAAATTTCTGTAGTTGCCGGGGCGAAAACTCGTACATATGAGCGCATTTGATGGCGCATTCGTGCATAGGAGACGTCAGCCTCAAGCGCGCGCTTGAGCTGCTCGCCGAACAAGGCGACGCCGTCACGCAATCGACGCTGTCGCGCTACGTCGCCAAGTACGCGGATGCTCTCCAGCCGAAGCGGCGCGGCAAAGAGCTGGTGGTCGACTTCGACACGCTGCTGCAACACCGGCGCGAGAACATCCGTCTGGAGTCGGTTGGGGTCGAGACGCCGACGACGCGAAAGACCGCGACCAGGTCGGACGAAGCCGCACAGAATGTCCGCGCTCAACGCCTCCTCCGCGAACTGGACCTTGCGGAGCGCTCCGGCGCCCTGACGCCCAAGCGCGAAGTCGAAGAGGCGGCGCATTCGGCGGTCGGGATGTTGCGGGGGGCCTTCGCGCTGGCGCTCAACGATACCGCCGATTCGCTCGCAGCGCTCACCGGCGTCGAGGCGCGGTTGCTCCGGCCCCATTTGCGGGCGTTCGAAAAGAAGGGCCTCGACGCTTTCGTGCGCGCGCTGGCCGATTACGAGCTGGCGCCGCCGCCGGCCGAAACCTGAGGATGCTATGACCGACGCCGTCGAACAGGCGGCGGGGCTTGTCGAGGGGCTGCGCGAGGAGCTTCCCTCCCTCCCTCACGGGCGAAAAACCTTTTTTGCCGCCCTCACGACGGCCGCCACGCCAGATCAGGACCTGACCGTTTCGGAATGGGCTGATCGCTACAGAAAGGTCTCAGCAGAATCAGGGTCGCCGTTCCCCGGCGACTGGAAAACCGACCGCGTGCCGTATCTGCGCGAGCCGATGGATTGCCTGCATCCGGACCATCCGGCCCGACGCGTGGCGCTCAAATTCTCGGCGCAGAGCGGCAAGTCCGAAGTCGGCGTCAATTGGTTCGGCTTCATCGTCGATCGCGCGCCCGGCTCAATCCTGACGGTCCTGCCGACGGGCGAAGAGGCGAACAAGTACAACCGCGTCAAGCTGCAGCCGACCATCGACAGCAGCCCGCGCATCCGCCACCGGGTCAAGCCGGAGAACAGCCGCGACGAAGGCGCGAGCACCACCGCTTTCAAGCGCTTCGCCGGCGGGTTCGACCAGATCACGACTGCGACCTCGTCAAAGGGCCTGCAGATGATCTCGGTCCGTTACCTCATCCTGGATGAGGTGTCGGGCTTCCCGCGCGACGCGGACGGTCGCGGCTCGCCCGTCGACCAGGCGCGCGCCCGCCAGAAGGCCTTCGGCGATCTCGCCAAGGAGCTGATCATCTCGACGCCGGGGATCGCCGGCGATTGCCTGATCAGCGAGGAGTTCGAGCAGGGCGACCGGCGACGGTTCTATGTCCCGCATCTCGGCTGCGGCTGTTTTCACACGCTGCGTTACGAGAACATGCAGCCGCCGGCGGAAAGCACTGGGGGCCGCGTCACTTTCGTCTGCCCGGCGTGCGGCGAACTGTACGACCAGGCCGACATGCACGAGATGCGGTCGCAAGGCCGCTGGGTTCCGACCTGGGTTGAGGACGGGGCCGAGCCGGTTCCGGCGATCATCGCGCCTGAGGAGATCGACACATACGCCATTGCGCCCTGCACGGGGCGCGCGCGCAACCGGCAACCGTCCTACGCGCTGTGGTCGGCCTATTCGCCGATGGAGAGTTGGGGCGACATCTGGCAGCGCGGCGAGACGGCGCGCGGCGACCCGACCAAGGAGAAGGTGTTTTCGCAGCAGGACCGTGGCGAGGCCTACGAGATGACGACGGACACGCCGGACTGGGAAAAGCTCCTGGCCGTGCGCAAGCCCTGGCCGCGCGGGACCGTTCCCTGGCCGGCGGCGGTGCTGACCGGCTTCATCGACGTCCAGGGCAACCGCTTCGAATGGGGCTTGTGGGGCTGGGGGCCGGGCTTTCAGGGCTGGCTGATCGATCGCGGGATCATCTCGCACGATTATAAGTCGGACGAGGCCTGGGCGGCGATCGACGCGCTGACGGCGCGCAAATGGCCGACCGAATCGGGCCAGCAAGTCGAGGTGATGCGCTGGGGCATGGACACAGGCGCGTTCACGCAAACGCTCTATGACCGCGTCTCCGGCCGCATGGCGTTGCAGGCGACCAAGGCGGACAACCGGCCCCGGGCGGCGCCGCTGAAAATGACCCGCGCCGACCTGCGTAACGAGCATGGGCAGGTCATCGCCGGGCGGCGCATCGATCTGGCCCTGATCGGCCAGTTTGACCTGAAGATTTCGGTCTATGACGGGTTCCGCTCGCTGGTGGCCGGCCCCGGCCTCGACGGCAAATGGGGGCCGGGCACGCTGCATCTGCCGGACTGGATCGGCGAAGACGAGCTGAAGCAACTCACCGCCGAAGTGTTGGTCGACACGCGGCTTGAGACGCGCAGGAACAGCAAGAAAAGCCTGCTGGTGAAGCCGGGCGACGTCAAGGAATGGCGCAAGCGGCCACACCAGCCAAACGAAGGTCTCGACATCGCCGTTGGGTCCCGCGCGCTCGCCTGGGGCGAAGGCGCGGGACAGCTCACCGCCGCCCGCTGGTTTGAACTGGCGGCGGCGGCGCACCAACAGGCCGCGCCCGAGCCCGATCTCTTCACCAAGCCGGCGCTGACGGAGGCTCCTCCTCCGCCACCGCCAGAACCGCCCGCAGCGCCGCCCCCGGCGAAACCATCCTTCATCCCTCGCCGCCCCGGCGGCTGGCTTCGCAAGTAGGTGATTCCATGACGCGTGAGTTTTACTCGACCAAGTACGTGTTTGCGTGGCCCCAACAAAACTGCGGGGAACCGGGCATGGCCATCAGGTATCAGGACGGCCATCAGTCCTGGTGTCCGCAGGCGACGTTCGAGCGCGACTATCAGCCGACTACGGCCATGTCGTTCGGCCATGCAATCCACGCTTTGAAGGCTGGCAAGCGCGTCGCGCGCGCTGGATGGAACGGCAAAGGCATGTTCCTGTTCCTGGTCCCTGGCTCCAAATTCAAGGTCAGCCGGCCGCCGCTTCTCGGCATCTACGAGGAAGGCACCGAGATCAGCTATCATGGCCACGTCGACTTGAAGGCGGCTGATGGGCAGGTGCTGCCGTGGAATGCGTCGCAGGCCGATATGCTTGCCGACGACTGGATGATTTTGGACGAGGCCTGACCATGGCCTTCACCCAATCCGACATCGACACGCTGCGTCAGGCCATCGCGACCGGCGCGCGGCGCGTGCGCTACGCCGACGGCCGTGACGTCGAATATCGCACCTATGCCGAAATGCGCCTCGTGTTGACCGATATGGAGGCGGAGGTTGCGGGATCGGCGCAGTCGCTCGGCGGCAATCGCGTCGTCACCGGCGTCGCCACCGGCATGAACCGGGGCGCGCCATCTTATGGCTGGCCCTATCCCGGGCGGTTGATCCCGTGAGCAAGAAGGGCCGCAACAAGGCGCCGCGGACATCCGGTTCCAAGACGCTCGACGTTGTCGCGGCGTCGATGGAGCGGCGATCGCAGGTCAAAAGCCTGCTGGAGGCCGTCGCTGGCTATGATGGCGCGGCGCGCGGTCATCGCACCGCCGGCCGTCGCATCGCCTCGACCTCGGCCGACCGCGAGAACTGGAGCAGCCTGACGCGGCTGCGCGACGTCTCGCGCGAGCTGTGCCGCAACAACGCCTATGCGGCGCGCGCCGTCCAGGTCATCAAGTCCAATGTGGTCGGCTCGGGCATCATGCTGTCGATCAGCGATGCGCCCAAGGCGGTCAAGACGCGGCTCGGCGCGCTGATCTCGGACTATCTCGAAACCCCGCGTGTCGATTTCGACGGCCGCAACAATCTGTACGGGCTTCAAGCGCTCGCCATGGAGACGGTGGCGCGTGACGGCGAGGTGCTGATCGTGCGCTACAAGCGCAAAGCGGCTGACGGCCTGCCGCTGCCGTTTCAGATCAGGATCATGGAAGTCGATTATCTCAACCCGTGGATCGACGCGGGCAAGATGGTCGGCAAGATTCCGCAAAAAAACTACATCAGCCAGGGCATCGAATACGATCCCGATGGGCGCCGCGTCGCCTATCACCTTTACCGCGAGCATCCCGGCTCGCTGTTCGCCGGCTTCAACCAGGACGTGGTGCGTATCCCCGCCGAGGACGTGATCCACCTCTACCGGGTTGATCGGCCTGGCCAGTCGCGCGGCGTGCCGTGGGGCGCGTCCGTGATCATGTCGCTGTGGGACCTGGGCGACTTCGAGGACGCCGAGCTGCTGCGCCAGAAGATCGCCGCCTGCTTCGCGGTGTTCTGGATCGACAACGGGGGCCGCACCAAGCTTTCCAACGATCCCGCCGCCATGCCTTCTGACACCGGCTTGAACGTGGACATGCTGGAGCCGGGGATGCAGCAGCGCCTGCCGCCAGGCGTCGACGTGAAATTCGCCACGCCGCCCACCGTCCAGGGGTTCGAGGTCTATATGCGGGCCAATATCCGCAAGATATCGATCGGCTACGGCATCCCGTATGAGGCGTTGGCCGGCGATCTCAGCCAGGTCAATTTTTCGAGCGGCCGCATGGGTTGGCTCGAATTCCAGCGCAATGTCGAACAGTGGCAATGGTCGATGCTGATCCCGCACATGTGCGAGACGGTCGGCCGCTGGTTTCTGGAGGCGGCGGAATTCCGCGTTCCCGGCGCGATGCGCGCGAAGCTCAAGCACACCGAACCGCGCCGCGAGATGATCGACCCGACCAAGGAAATCCCGGCGGCGCGCGACGCCATACGCGCCGGCCTCGCCTCTCGCTCGGGCGAGCTGCGGCGGCTGGGCTTCGACCCGGAAAAGGTCGACGCGGAGATCGCCGAGGACAACGCCCGCGCCGACGCGCTCAAACTCAAGTTCGACTCGGACGGCCGCGCGCCGATGAACGCGCCGCTTGTCCCGCCCGAGGCCGAGGAAATCGCGCCCGACCCGAAACCGGACGCTAAACCCAACAAATGAGGGCCTGAATGGCTGACGAATCCCTTCTCGTGGGCGGCGAGCTGCTGCTCTACGGCGATGTCGGCGACCCCTGGGGCTGGGGCTCCGGCTTCACCCCGCAACAGGTCGCGGCGGCGCTCGCCGAACACGGCTCCGGCCCTCTGACTGTGCGGCTGAATTCCGGTGGCGGGCGCGCCTTCGACGGCATGGCGATTTATTCACTGCTCAAGACGCACGATGGCGACGTGACCATTCGCGTGGACGGCATCGCCGCCTCTGCCGCCTCGCTGATCGCCATGGCCGGCCGTCTCGAAATGTTCGACGGCGCCATGCTCATGATCCACGACGCCGCCAGCTACACGTTCGGCAATGAAGCGGAGCATCTGCGCTCGGCGGAAATCTTGAGCAAGCTCTCGGACCAGTATGCCGGGGTCTACGCCAAGAAAAGCGGCAAGGCCGCCGCCGAATGCCGCGACATCATGAAGGCCGAAAGCTGGCTCGCCGCGCAGGAGGCGGTTGATCTGGGCTTCGCCGATTGCGTCGCCGAAGACGCCGCCGCGCCGGTCGCGGCCTTCGATTATCGCCTTTACGCGCACGCGCCCCAGCAAATTCTGGCGTGCGCGCGTGAGAACCGCCCGAAGGATCAACCCCGGGCTCCCGTGGCCGCCGCCACTCAAATCCGCGAGGAAAACATGTCGAAGCCGAAAGAAGGCGGCGCCGAAACGGGCGCTGAAAACCAGCCGGGCGCGACCCCGCCCGCGCCTGCGGCCAATCCCGCCAATCCGCAGCCCGTCGCCAAGGCCTGGGCCGCCGATTTCTACGCCCTGGCCGGCTCCAAGGGTATGACGCTGCCCGACGCCAACGCCATTGTCGCCAGCGCCGACACACTGGAGAAGGCCAAAGACGGACTGATCGACGCGCTGGCGGCCGCGCAGTCCGACAACCTGCCCGCCGCCAATGGCGGTCATATTGTCTTCGGCGCGGACGCCCGCGACAAGTTCGTCGCCGGCATGTCCAACGCCTTCCTGGCGCGCGAAGGCGTCGAGGCCAAGGACCCCAAAAATGAGTTCAACGGCTCCAAGCCGATGGACCTGATCCGCGACATCGCCGCGCGCAACGGCATCAAGGGCACGCGCGATCCGATGAAGCTGGTCGCCGCCGTCATCACCCATTCGGCCGGCGATTTCTCGCAGATCACCTCGAACATCGCCTACAAGGCCATGCTCAAGGGCTATGAGGAGACGCCCGAGACCTTCGAAGTCTGGACGTCGACTGGCTCGCTGCCGGATTTCAAACAGGCCCGCCGCGTCGATCTCAACGCGGTGCCTTCGTTGCCCGCCGTCACCGAACAGCAGGAATACACCTATCTGACTACCGGTGACCGTGGCGAGGTCTATTCGATCGCCACCGCCGGCGGCCTGATCTCGATCTCGCGGCAGGCGATCATCAACGACGATCTGGATGTGTTCGGCCGGCTGCCGCGCAAACTCGGCCGCGCCGCCAAGCGCACCATCGGCAACGACGTTTATGGCGTGCTGTCGAGCAATCCGACCATGGGCGACAGCGTCGCTCTGTTTCACGCCAATCACGCCAACCTGTTCTCCGGCGCCGGCACGGCGCTGTCCTCGACCTCGCTGCAGGCCGGCGACCTCGCCATGGGCCTGCAGAAGGACCGCACACAGTCCAAGGTGGTGCTCGGCCTGGCGCCGAAATATCTGATCGTGCCGCGCGCGCTGAAATACACCGCCGCGCAGACGGTGCGCTCCGCCTCCGCCATCGGCCAGGCCAACCCGGCCGTGATCAACCCGGTGCAGAACATCGTGGAAGACATCGTCGCCGAGGCGCGTCTCGACGCGGTCTCCAGCACCGCCTGGTATCTCGCCGCCGACCAGGCGCAGACCGACACCGTCGAGGTCCTCTACCTCAACGGCGTCAAGGAGCCGGTGATTGAGGAGTTCACGCAGCCGAACGTGGACGGCGTGATCTACAAAATCCGCATCGACTACGGCGTCAAGGCTTTCGCCTGGGAAGGCCTGCAGAAGCAGGTCGGCGCGTGATCTTTCAATCCTCGGAGTCTTGATCCATGGCGAAAAACATCATTTCGGACGGGCAGGTGCTGCCCTTCACCGCGCCGGCCGGCGGCGTCGCCTCCGGCTCGGCTTATCTCATCGGCGCCGTCGTCGTCGTCGCAATGCAGGACGCGGCGGCGGGCGCGTCCTTCCCGGGCATGATCGACTGTGCTGTGGCCCTGCCCAAGGCCTCCGCCCTGGCCATCAGCGAAGGCGCGGCCGTCTACTGGGACAACACGAACAAGAACGTGACCACGACCGCATCCGGCAACACGAAATGCGGTTTCACCTTCGGCGGCGGCGCCCTTGCGGCGGACACCACCGTCAAGGTCCGCTTCTATTCGCAGCTTCAGTAAGGGAGGCGTGAATGGCTGACACGACTCCCACCCCGGCCGCCGACGCGTCCCCGGCTCCAACCACCGTCAAGGTGAAACTCGCGGACGCTTACACCAATCTCGACCTCACGCTGCCGAAGGGCGGCGTGATCGACCCCGGCGACCCGACCTGGGCCAGCATGATCGCCCGCGACATTCTCGTGGTGGTCGGCTGATGTCCCTTTTCGGGCGCATCGATCAGGTGGCGGCGGGGACACTCGCCGCCGTCATGGGCGACAAATGGGTGCTCACGCCCATGCGCAAACCGGATGACGTCAACGCGGCCGAAGAATTCGACCCCGACCGCCCCGTCCAGGAGGTCGTCGCGATTTACCGCGAGCCGACCGCGCCGCCCTTCATCCCCAACGGCTTCGATCCGCGTTCCGCGCAAAGACCCGGCGTCGCCTCCGGCCATCCTGAAATCGAGATGGACCCGCGCTTAAACGCCGGCGCCGAACTCAAGAGCCCGGATCTGCTGCGCGAAAAAAGCACGGGCAAGACCTGGCGGGTGATGAAAACCCGCAATGACGAAATGGGCCGCATCTTCGCGGCCGTGAACCTGGTGGGCTGATGTCCTTCTCGCGTCTTGCGTTGCGTCTCGCCACTATTGAGGCGCTCGCGCCCACCGGCGGCCCCTATCCGACCATCGCCGGCCGGCGCGTCTATGACTCGCGTATCGATCTGATCGCCGGGGATGACGATCTCTCCGCCATCGAAAGCAACCCGCTGATCTGCGTCTATACCGAGGATCAGCACGCGCTGCCTTATGGGTCCGTCAAATACCCGGCGGATGAAAATGTCGTCACGCTGGTGTGCGAGCTGATGCTCGCGGTGCGTGGCGAGGTCGAAATCGACGCGGCGGGCGGCGGGGTTGAGGTGGTCGGCGAGGACGGCGTGCCCGTCACCGACCGCGAGCACGAGGCGCTGCTCGATCTGCTCGAAGCTCAGGTCTGCTACATCCTCGACCCAAAGAACCGCGCGCCGTCGGCGGCCATCTATTCCGCCGTCGCCTGGGAAATCCGGTCAATCCATTCGGACCCGCAGCGTGCGGCCGACCGCGCCGTCCGCATCGCCGCGCGCACGGTCAAGCTGCACGTCAAGGTCCGCAAGGAGGCTTGGCCCAGCCTTCCGTCCACGCCAACGCCCACCGGGGTCGACCTATTGCCGGAGCCGCTGCGCGCGGTGGCCAAGGCGCTCCCCGCCAATTCCTCCGCTGCCGCGCTGCTGGCGCGGATCGCCGCCTATGCGCCGCAGCCGACCGCCCCGCTGCCGCTGGAGCAGATCGCCGTCGGCTTCGACCTGGGCGGCTCGCCCAACGCCACCACCCCCGCGAGCGCCGACAGCGCCGCGCAAATCTCCACGCTTTGAGAGGTCGCCATGCAAGTCCGTCTCGCCGATCTGACGCATTCCCTGCCGGTTCCCGGCACCGCCCGGCTGTTCTCGCAGGAGCCCGAAGGCGAAGAGGTGGACATCTCCGACAGCTTCTGGGCCGCGCGCATAAGCGACGGCTCCGTGGTCGCGGTCGAAGCCGCCGAAGACGCGCCAGCCGCCGCCCCTCTTTCCATTCCCGCATCGCCGGACCTCTCCAAGTAACGGCCATGCGCCACATCCTCGAAAGGCTTGAACAAATGGCAATCGACCTCAACCCGGTCACCCAGGTGGTCCAGACGCTTTCCGCCTCCATCGCCTCCCTGACCGAACTCGCGGCCGCCAAGATCGCCGAAGCGGAAAAGGCTTCCGCCGACACCGCCGCGCAGGTCGCCGCCGACGAGGCGTCCGCCATGACCGCACTCGGCCAGCTTTCCGACCATCTGTCCGCGCTGGTGACTCAGATCGACACCTTCGTCGCCGCGCACGCCGCGACGCCGCAGAGCGCGGACCCCGCCAACCCCGCCTGATCCATCCATTTCCTTTAAGGGGACACGCCCATGGCCGGCATCGGCTTCAATACTATCCCGTCCAATCTCGTCGCGCCGATCTTCACCTTCGAGACCAACAGCGGCGGTCAGTTCGAGGATCAGAACCGTCTGATCCTCACTGGCTACAAGCTCGCCGCCGGCACGGTCGCCGCCAACACGCCGACGCCGTGCCCGTCGCTCAACGACGCCGCGCTGCTCGCCGGCGCCGGCTCGATGCTCTACGAAATGGTGCGCGTGGCGGCCGCAAACTATCCGGGCACCGTGCCCTATATCAACGCCGTCGCCGAACCGGCCGGCGTCAATGGCACATGGACCATCACGCTCGCCAGCATTGCTTCGCTGTCGGGCACGGGCTCCATCGAAATCGCCGGCCGCGCGTTGCAGGTCGCGATCGCCACCTCGGACACGCCGACCACGGTCGCCGCGGCGCTCGCCGCCGCCGTCAACGCCTATGCCGACACTCTGACCGGCGCCATGCTGCCGGTCACCGCCGCCTCTGCCGCCGCCGTGGTGACTTTGACCGCGCGCCACAAGGGCGATTACCTCAACGATCTCGACATCTACGTGCCGCCGACGTCCAGCAACCTGCTGGCGGGAACCGGCGTCACCACCGTCGCCGTGGGCGTGGCGGGGTCGGGAACGCCGGCTGTGTCGGCGGCGCTGGCGACGATCAACGACGATCCCGCGGACACGCTGGTCAGCCCATTCCCGGACGCCACCAATCTGGCGTCCTATACCGCCTGGAGCAATGACATATCCGGCCGCTGGGCCTGGAACCGGCAGGTGTACGGCCATGTCTGGACCGTTCACACCGGGACCTATTCGGCGGCCACCACGCTCGGGCTCACCCTCAACGACCGTCACCTGACGGTGCTGCGCCGCCTCGCCGCGACGCCGTCGCCCGCCTATGAATGGATCGCGGCCTTCGCGGCCGCGCAATCCGCCTGGCTGTTCGACTGCATTCTCGGCAATGTCTCGCGCAACCAGACGGGCCGTCCCGTGCTGGGCGTTCGCGCGCCGCGCGACCGTTCGACCTTCGACAATTATGCGGCGCGCGATGGCCTGCTCAAATCGGGCCTCAGCACGTTCCAGGTCGGCGCGGACGGGACTGTGCAGATCGACAAGAGCATCACGACCTATCGCACCGGCGCGACCGGGCAGGTCGACACCGTCTTCCGCGATGTCAATTCGGTCTATCAGGTCGCCGGCGCGTGGAAATACATGCGCGCCAAACTGCTGGCCGAGCATGGGCAAAAAGCCATTGTGGACAGCAACCCGGGCGCGCTCGATGCGCTGACCACGCTCGCCGACATCAAGGCGTCCTGGCTGGACGGGATGCGCATGCTGGCGAAGCGCGGCGTGGTCGAAAACGTCGACGCGGCGATGAAGAAATTCGCCATCGCCCGCGACACCCAGAACCCCGCGCGCGTGAACATCATGGGGCCGGTCGATCGCGTCAGCCCGCTCGATATCCTCGCGACCAACGGCAAGATCTACACCCTGTTGCCGGCGGCCTGATCGGCGCTTTCCCTTCCATCTGACGGAGCACAGACATGGCCGATTTCGGCGGCATTATGCACTTCAAGGCCTTCGGCAAGCTGATCAAGCTGCGCGGCAAGGTCACTATCGACCCGTCCAACGTCAAGGCGGAGCCGGGCGCCAACCACGACGGCACCACCTACCGCACCTTCTCGGTCAACGGCTTCGGCGCCGAGGTGATGTTCCAGGCCTCGACCGGCGAGGACATCAGCAACGCCACCGACGTCAACTGGGACGCGCTGCTCAAGGCCCCGGCCGGCCCGATCATCCTGTCCGAAGATCAGGTGGGCGTCCTGCACACCTGGTCGGGCGCAACCTTTGTCGGCGAACCGAAGGTCGACCGCGAGAACGGCGAGGTCTCCGGCCTGCGCATTCTTTCCGACTTCTACACCACTTCCACCACCGCGTGAGGCTGACACATGGATGCGCAGAACATCGATCTGCTGGAGCCGGTTACCGTCATGGGCGAGCGCGTTGAGGCGCTACGCTTCCGGGCGCCGCGCGGGCGCGACCTGGTCGCCGGCGGCGATATCGAAACGTGGGTGCGAATGCCAGATAATTCGCTCTATTCGATCGACAACACCCAGGCGATCCGCCGCTACGCCAAGGCGTTGATCATGCTGCCGGACAAGGCGTTGTTCGACGGCGGCGACGTGTTCGACGCGCTCGAACTGCCTGACGCGCTGCGGGTGAAGGCGAAGATCGCCGGTTTTTTTTCCGAGGCCGACCGCGCGATTACCTTGAGCGAATCGAAACCCTCGTCCTCGACGTCGGCGTCCTGACCTTCGCGGACACCAACACCATGACGCTGGATGAACTGGCGTCATGGTTCGAACGCATTGGCGATCATTTCAAAAAGCGGAAACGGCGATGAGCAGCACAGTCCTTGAAGCCCGCGCGGTTATCACGGCTGACGACAAGACGGCCGCCGCATTTGCGGCGGTCGAGGCCCGCATCAAGGCGGTGTCGGCGCAGGCCAAGGCCATGGCGCATATCCTGCACAATGTCTCGACGATGACCGGGGCTGGCGCGGGCGTGAGCGGCAAGGCGCCTGTGGTCCCGCCGATCGCGCGCGATTTCCAGCACCTTTCGGCGGCGGTCTCCAACCTGACCGCCGCAATGAACCGCGCCGCCGGGCTGGTGGGGCCAGCCGTCCGCAACACGGCCCATCCCGGCGCGCGCGGCGCGCATCCCGGCGTGCTCGGCGCGCCGGCGGACATGTCGGGCGGTCGCGTGGCGGCCGGCATCATGGGGGCCTATGCCGCGCACAAGACGGCGGATTTTGCCCGCACCTCGCTGCACACTTATCGCGAGTTCGACAAGGAGCGCCGCTACGGCCGCGCTGTGATGGGCATCAGCGACGAAGAACAGGAGCCGCTGGTCAAGCAGGCGATCCACGGAGGCGCCACTTCGAAGTTCAACGACATCCAATGGTTGGAGGGCCAGCGCGAGCTGGCCGCGCGCGGGCTTAATGTCGATCAGGTCCGGGCGCTCGCGGAAGTGTCCGCGACGATTGGCGCAGCCATGGACAAGAGCCTGCCGGAATCGGTTAAGGCGCTGGAAGGCGCCATGTTCGGCTTCGGCAAGGACACGTCCACCTACGAAAAGGCGGTCGAGAACGCTCGGCGCACGGCGGACTTGCAGGTCAAGGCGTCGAAGATCTCCGGCATGAGCTACGATGATCTGATCGGAGCCTACAAATATGCCGCGACGCCGTTCCGCATGGCTGGGCTGTCGGAAGAAAAGATGCTGGCTTTCGCTGGCGTCGGCAAGAAGTCCAACATGGGCGGCGATGAGATGGGCACCGCCGGCCGCGCCCTGGTCGCCAACATGCTCAGCCCGACCGCCGGGGCGCGCACGGCGATGATGGCCGCCGGCATTGATTATTCGAAATACCAGCACGCCGGCGAAAAGCCGATGGACGCGGCGACGTTTAGCAAGTCCATCGCCCAGACCTATGGCGTCGAGCTGACCAAGGACGTGCAGGCGGGCCTGCAGAAGATTTTCAACGACAAAGCGACCGTCGCGGATGCCGCAAAATTTGCGCCGGCCGTGACCAGGTTATTGAAGGACGCGCTCGAAGGCGACGACGCCAAGAGCCTCAAGAGCATCGCCGGCCAAGCGCGTCGCTACCGCGACGCCTCCATTTCCGGCGTCGACACCAACAAGCTGTTCAATGACCTTATGGCCGCCATGGCGAAAAACCCGAACCTGGCCAACGCCGTGTTCGGGCCGAAACAGGGCGCGCGCATTAAGGCGGCGATTGGCGACCCCGAAACCTTTCTGCACAAGCTCGAAGAACTGGAAAAACATTCAGGCGGCTTCGCCAAGGATGTCGCGGACCAGCGTGGCGCGGGCTTTGATGGCGCCATGTCGCGTCTCGAAGGCGCGGTTAAGAATCTGGAAAGTCGGCTCGGCGCGGCCTTCGATAAGGACGGCAAGGGCGGCGCGCTGACGGAGTGGACCGATAGGGCCGCCGCCTTCGTGCAAAAGCTGGCGGAAGCCGACCCAAAATTGCAGCGGCTTGGGGTCGCCGCCGGCGCGGCCGCCGCCGCCTTCGCCGGGTTCAAGGGCGCGGAAGCGCTGCTGGGCGGCTTCGGCCTCAAGGGGTCCGCCACGGCGCTGGTCGGATCGGCGGAGGCTTTGACGGCCGCCGCCGCGCGGTTGGGCGGCGTTCCGGGCGCGCGACCTGGTGGGGTCGGGACCCCTGGAGCGACGGGAGAAGGCGGCAAGCCCGGCGGCTTTGGCGGTCTTGGCTGGCGCGGCCTCGGTATGGGTTTGACGCTCGGTTCCGCCGTTTGGAACATGCCGACCAATGCCGAAGAGTGGAACAAGCAACAGGACGAGAACCAAAAGACCAGCGACAAACTTGATAATTGGTCGCGCGAAAACCTGCCCTGGTGGCTCGGCCCCGACGCGCACAAGATCGCCAAGGAAAAGCTCGGGGGGGCCTTTTCGTCGGGTTCATGGTCGGGCGGCCGCCACACATTCGCGCCCGCCGGATCTTCGCGCGATTTCACCCTCGGCGCGGGCGGCGGCTTCGCGCCTCAGGGGACGCTGGTCCCCCAGGGCGGCTTCGGCTTCGGGACCGTCTCCAATTTCGACCCGGACCGCGCCCGGCAGGCTGCGGCGGGAATGGCCGCGGCGCCTATGCCTCACCACCCGCCCGGGGGCGCGCTGCCGACTTTCGCCGCCGCGCCGGGCGGCCTGCCCTCGCTCGATTCGCTCGCCAGCCATTTGAGCGGGCTCAAGGCGACGGTCGAAGGACCCGTCCCGGTCAATGTCACCGGGAGCGCCGACGTGACCAGCAAGGTCACCGTCGAAGTGCTGCCCTCGCAATTGTTGCTGGCCACGGTCAAAGCGGCCGAAGCCGCCAAAACCCAAATCCCGCTGCGCTCGAATTCGGGCGCGTCCACCCCTGACGCCGGAGGCCGCAAGCCATGATGCCCGCCGCTGTCTCCAATCTCTGGCAGGCCTCGTTTCGCGGCGTGCCGTTTTACATGGAGGAGGAAGACGAGGAATTCGGGCGCCGCCTGTTCCAGCACCTGTTTCCAGGCCGCGACGCGCCCTTTATCGAGGACCAGGGCGCGCAACCCAAAATGTGGCGACTGACCGCCTATATCGCCGGCGACAGCGCCAACGCCTCCGCCAGCGCCGCCGTCGCGGCCCTGACCGCCAAGGGGCCGGGCACGCTGGTGTTGTCGGGACAGGGGCCGGTGTCGGCGCGGCTGCACATTGGGAGCCGCGCGGCGAGCAAGGACCGCTATGGCCTTGTCGCCTTTCGTCTCGAATTCTGGGCGTCGGGTTCTTCGGGCGTCTTCGCCTCAATCGATAATCTGGCGCAGCTGGTCTATTCCTCTATCGGGAACATGCCCGCCGCGCTCAGCTCCGCCGCGAGCGCGCTCAACCTCTCCGGCGCGGCCTGGACGGTGTCCAGCGCGGTCGGCGCCTTGCAGAACGTCCCGGCGACGCTTGAGGCGATCCGCGCCGAATCCCCGGTCTCTGCGGCGGCTTCCGCGGCCATCTCGGCCGGCCTGTCCGCCGCCTATAACGCCATTCCCTCAGCTTTCCCGGTGTCGAGATGACGGACATTTCGCCGATCTCCGCTTGCGTCGATATTGCGCAGGACCTGGCCGTGGCTATGCCCGCAGATTCGGCGTGCGCCGCCTTCGCGCTGGCGCTGGCGCAAATCGACCTGACGCCGCCGGGGACGATCCGCGCCGCCAGCGCCGCTATCGACGCGCTCAATCAATGGCATGCCGCCCGCATGACGCGGATGGTGCTGATCGCCGGCTATGCGGCGGCGCTGGTCGAACGCGAATTCACTGACCGCCCCACGGCGGTGGCGGCGCGCGCGGCCTTCATGACGGCCACGGCCGCCGATGTCGAAGCCGCGAGCCTCGCGGCCGATGGGACCGCCTTCGACACGCTGAACGACCTGCGCGGGCAGATGGCCCGGTATTTTTCGACCCTGACGCCGAATCTGGCTCCGGTGGCGGTGATTTCCGCTCCTTCTGTCCGTCCGGCGCTGGTCTGGGCGCACACCCTTTACAATGACCCCACGCGCGCCAGCGAGATCGTGGCGCGCAACCGCCTGCCGCATCCGGGCTATGTGCCCGCGCGCTTCGAGGCGTTGGCGTCGTGATCGTTGACGAAGTGGTCACGGCGACCGCATCGAACGGCAATTTTTCCGCCTGGGAATCGGTCCAGATCGAAGCGGCGCTGGAGGCCGCTTGCCGCTCGTTTTCGCTGACGGTCGCCGCCGAAGGCGGGGCCGCGCAGGTCTTGAGCCAGTTCGCGGTGTTCGCGCCGGTCACGATTACGGCGACGGGCGCGCTGGCGGCGAAGGGCTATGTCGAGAAACGCCGGCCGCACCTCGGCGCGCCGTCGACCATCACCATCATCGGCTCGACCAAGGGCGCGGACACCGTCGATTGCTCTTGCGTCCATCCGACCGGGCATTTCAAGAACAAGACGCCGCTGCAAATCGCCCAGGCCCTCGACAAGTTTGGCGCCGGGTATTTCTCGGACGCGGAGATGGAATCGATCAAATCGTTTCATCTCCGCGCTGGCGAAAGCGTGCATCAGGCGGTGGAGCGTGCTTGCCGGTCGCAGGGCCTGACGCTGTGCGGCAAGGCGGACGGCTCGATCTCCATCACCAACGCCAAGAAGCCCAAGCGCCACGCCGGCGGCCTCTACGAGGGCGTGAACATCACCGAAGCCGATGTCGATGAGGATGGCGAGCACCGCCATTCTCATGTGCATGTGCGCGGACAGCAGGCCCAGGGCCATGGCGCGGCCGCGCTCGAAATCGAAGGATTGGCGCAAGACGCCGGCGTGCCGCGCTATCGTCCGCTGATTATCGCCCACGACCGCGACACCGATAAACAGCAGGCCAAGGGCCACGCCAAGAACCATCGCGACCGCGCCGCCGGCAAGGGGCTGCGCTGCACCGTGCACACGCCGAGCTGGCGCGACGAAGCCGGGATGCTGTGGGAGCCGGGCCATCTCATCTGGACCCAAAGCGCGTTTCTGGGCCTCGCCCAGGACATGCTGATCGAACGCATCCAGCTCGCCAAAAGCTCCACGTCCCCGCAGGTCGCGACGCTGCATCTGGTCGATCCCCGCGCCTATGGCGGCGACAAGGGCAAGCGCAACAAATCCGGCTCGAACTGGAACATCGACAACAGCGAGGCGAAATGAGCTATCACGACCTGGATGACGCCGCGCGCAACATGATCCGGCGCGCGCGGCTGGTGTCGCTGGGCGATGGCTCCGGCGACCATCTGACCGGCACGTTCGCGGGCCTGAAGGGCCAGCAGCCGGAAGACGTGGTGCTGGCGCACAATTTTGGCTTCGCGTCCGCCCCCATGGCCGGCTCCAGCGCGCTGTTGCTGCGGCTCGGCGGGGGCGACTCCTTCCACGCCATCGGCTTCGACGATCCGCGCCACCGGCCCAAGGGGCTCAAGCCCGGCGAAGTCGTCCTTTACGACGCATCCGAACAGGCCATCTCCCTGGTTCAGAAGAACATTCGCGTCGTGACCGCGCAGAGCGTCGACGTCACGGCGGCCAATTTCACCTGGAACGGCAAAAAGGTGAAAACGGAATGACCTTCACCCTGACCCAATGCGCCGATCCCGGCTCCTACACGTTGTGGGACAGCGTCTGGATCGCGGGCGAAGGCGTCGCCGACTGGGCGACCGGCGCCGCCGACATGGGGCTGCTCGCCGCCGATCCCATCGCGACGGCGATGGTCAATCTGCTGTTCACCGACAAGCGCTGTCCCGAGGGCCACCCTCTGGAAAAGTACATCGATACGTCGGATCGCCGGGGCTGGTGGGGCGACCATTTCGACGTGCGCGACGATCTCTATGAGGACGAATTGGGGTCGCTGCTGTGGTGTATCGAAAACACCGTAGCGACGGACGAAATCCGGCGCTGGGCGGAAACCCTGGCCTATGACGCGCTGACGCCGCTGCTGAACTGCGGGTTGGTGAAGCAGCTCGCGACCTCGGCGCGGATCGTCGAGCCTTCGGCCATCGTGCTTGACGTCACTGTCGCCGGCGCGGTGGCGGGACAGCCTTTCAACAAGAATTACGATTCCATCTGGCGGAGCCGCGCGGCATGACATTCGCAATTCCGTCCGTGTCCGACCTGGTCGCCAAGGCGCGCGGCGCCTTCGCCAGCGATCTCGCGGGCGTCGACGCATGGATCCCCGGCAACAATGTCTATGTGACCGCCAAAGTGTTTGGCGGTTATCTCTGGTCATTGTTCGGCCGGTTGCAGTGGGTGCTGGACCAGGCGTTCGCGCTCACGGCGACGGGGACATGGCTGGAGCGCCATGGCGCGCAATATGGCATCCAGCGCAAGCCCGCCGCCCTGGCGTCCGGCGCCATCGTCATCACCGCGACGGACGCCTGTGTGTTCCCCGCCGGAACCGTGTTCGCGCGCTCCGATGGCGTGTCGTACATATCGACCGCCGACGCAGCCTTGGCTGTGGCTGGCAGCGTCACAGTCGCGGGAATGGCCACGGCGGCCGGCGCTTCCGCCAACGGTGACGCTGGGACGCCGCTGGCGATCACAGCTGGCCCCACGCCGCCGTCCGGCGCAGGCGTCGCCACCGCGCTGGCGGCCATCGCCCCCGGCGGGTTCGCCCAGGGGCTCGATGTCGAAGACGACGGCGAGCCGCATTCGTCGGACCTGTCGACCTTGCGCGGGCGCATCCTCTGGCGGCTGCGCAACCCGCCGCGCGGCGGCGCGCCGGCCGATTATGTGACATGGGGGACGGCGGTCCCCGGCTGCACGCGCATTTTCGTCGAGCGCTGCTGGATGGGCGCCGGGACAGCCCGGATTTTCCCGCTGTTCGATGGCCTGTTCGCCGGCGGCGTGCCCGACGAAGCGCATGTGCAATTGGTTCGGGACGCCTTCGTCGCCGTGCAACCCGGGACGGCGCAAATCACCACCGTCGCGCCGACGCCGCTTCCGATCGACGTGACCGTCGCCAACCTGTCGCCGCTGACCTCGGCGGTCGAACAGGCGATCCGCGATGAATTGATCTCCGCCTTTGCGCGTCTTGGCGCTGTCTCCGGCTCCGACGCCGCCGTGGTCGGAATGCCGTATCTCGCGAGCCCTCAGACCTTTTCGCGCTCGTGGCTTGGTCAGGCGATTTCAGACGCCACCGGCGAGCAACGCCATGTGCTGACCGCCCCTGCCGGCGACGTGGCTATCCCTGCCGGCTCCATCCCCGTGCTCGGCGCTCTGACCTTCGTGTGATCGCATGACAAATTGCGCGTTGCCGCCGCCTTCGGACATCTGTCCGGGGCATGATGATGTATTGCCGCATCTGATCGCGCTGTTGCCGCGCGGCCGCGCCTGGCGGACGGAAGCCGGCGGCGTGCGCTATCGCTTCCTGTCCGCGATCGCGCGCGTTTTCGCCTTCGCCGAACAGCGCATTTGCGCCGCGATGGAAGAATTCTTCTGCGCGACGGCCGCCGAAACGCTCGATGTCTGGGCCGAAGAATACAGCCTCTACGATGGCTGCGACCCCTGGCCGGATCTGTGCGCCAAAGTGCGCGCCTACGATGACCCCCGCTGCGAATTCTGGGTGTCGGCGGCCGCGCGCGCCGGGTGGGCGATCCTTTCGACTGACGCCACCGAGCCTTGCGGCGCCACCGCCGGCGACGGGATCGCCGGGTGCGCGGCGGCCGGCCCAGGCGTCGGCGCGACCTGGACGCCGGCTTGCGTCGATTACAGCAATGCGTCGGGCGCCACGGCTGGCTGCGCCATGGCCGGCGACGCCTCACCGGGACGTGGTCTCGTCGGCGGCGAGCTGCTCTTGCGCGTCTCCCTCGCGCACAGCCCGGCCTATGTCGCCGCCCCGCAGTCGCTTGCCGGCGCCATGGGCGCTGGCGACGGCCTGTCCTGCCCACCGGATTTGACCGGCCTCTATTGCCTCATGGCTCGCATCCTCCCCGCTCACGTCAAAGTCTTCTACGAGGTCATAAATGGCTGATATCCTTGGCCCCTCCAACGCCCCATACGCGGTGACCATAAGGCCGCCCGAAACGCGGACGCCTTCGTCCGGCGACACCTTCTTTCGGGATTGCACCAGTTCTGCGGCGCAGGATGGCACAAAAATTCAGGCCGCTTGGCTGAACCAGGTCACCGCCACGCTTCGCGGTCAGGCCCGCATGGTCGGCAAGAAGCTTGACGGGACGACGCTGATCATCCCCGAGGATAATTCCAACGACGCCATCCTTGCCGATGCGATCCGACATACCGTCCAGCGCGGGCAGATGAGCACCGCCGCCGACACCGGCTCGGCCAATGCGGCGGCGGTGTCGTTGGCGCCCGCGCCGGCGGAGCTGATCTCGGGCATGCGCATCAGCGTGCTCAAATCTGGCGCCGCGAACACCGGCGCCGTGACGCTCGCCGTCAATGGCGGAGCGGCCACGCCTGTCGTCTGGCCCGATGGGTCGGCGCTGGCCGCAGGCGACTGGCCGGCCTCCGCGCGGGCGCTGCTCGAATATGACTCGGCTCTCGTCTCGTGGGTGCTGCTGTCGAACATGGGGCCGAGCGTTTTCGCGCGCGTGTCGGCCGTGCGCAAAAAGCTGACCGGGGACATGACGTTTTACACGTCGGCGTCGGGCAGCGATGTCACTGGCGCGGGCACGGCCGTTTCGCCGTGGCTGACCCTGCAAAAGGCGATCAACACCGTCTTGGGCGTCTATGACCTGAACGGCTACACGGCCAGAATTCAGTCGAGTAACGGCAGCTACGCCGGCTTCGGGTTCGATCGTCCCCCGATGAATGGCTATCTGGACATTGTCGGCAACGTGGCGACGCCGTCGGCGTGCGTCATCACCAGCACCTGCGCGGTCGCGAACGCCGGCATCAGCATCTCGGGCTTTACGTTCCAGACGTCGAGCGGCCCGTGTCTAGCCGCCAACATCGGGAGTTCGATCCACGTCACTGGCCCGGTGATTTTCGGCGCGGCGAGCGGGGCGCACCAACAGTCGAGCGAGGGGGGCATCATCCTCGTGTCGTCGTCGTACACGATCACGGGCGGAGCCACGTCGCATTTTCTGGCGCAGGGCGCTGGCTCGGAAATCATTTTCGGCGCTGGCGGGGTGGTGACCGCGACGGTCACCGGGACGCCAAATTTCAGCTCGTCCTTCGCCACTTCGTTTCTGCTCGGGAACGTCTACGCCTCGCCCGGCTGCGTCATCACCGGCGCCGCGACCGGCCAAAGGTACAGCGTACAGACCAACGCCATCATCGCCACGAATGGCGGCGGCCCCAACTATTTCCCCGGCACCATCGCTGGCGTCAACAATGGAGGCTCCTACACGTGATCTCTTACAATCCCAAAGCCTGGTATTGGTCCGGGCCGCTCGGCGTCTTTTCTTCCGCCAAGAACGCCCTGGTGTCGGACGGCGACGCGGCTTATGCGGCGTGGGTCGCCGCCGGCGGCGTCGCCACCGTCTGGCCGCGTGACGAGGCGGGCGCGCAGACAACTGCGGCGCTGGATGAGGTTTTGCTCGCGGCCGGGCTGCCGGCCTCGGGCCTGACGCCAGCGGCGTCCGGCGAGCTGCTGGCGTATGCCGATGCGAAGCTCTCGGCCTATTGGACGGGCGCGATCAGCGTGAATGTCGGGACGGAGGCGGCGCCGGTCCGTGTGACCGTCGACGCCAGCTCGAAGGGCCAGACGTTCGTGTCGGGCCTGCTCGCGGACATATCGCTCGGGGCGTCGACGGAGACCTGGTATCAGGACGGCGGCTCTCTGCAACTGACGGCCGACCAGGTGCGCGCCATTGGACTGGCGCTCAAGGCCTATGTCGACGCGGCCATGACCGTTTGGCAGCAAGCCGAACGCGGCATCGGCGCGAGCCCGGCGACCATCACGACGGCGGCCGAGATCGACGCGCTGGCGTGGCCCGCGCGGGCGGCCGGCTGAGTGCCGCCCGATGACAGCCGTCATCAGCCTTGAGGCCTCCACCAACGCGACCTTCTGCTCGCCGCCCATATCGGTCGCGCCGCTGGCCGCCGCCGGCGTCGACATCGCCGGCGCGGTGTTGCGGCTGCAGCTCGCCGCCGACGATGACCGGCGCGCGTTCGAGTTCTGCTCGGCGCCCGGAGCCGACGGGGTCATCCTGTATGACGCGACCGCGCAGACGCTGACCCTCGCCGCAAGCCTCGCGGCGATCCACGCATGGTCGCCGGCCGGCGGCTCCTCGGTCGGAGACCTCCGCCTCGAATGGGGCGCGCCGGAGCCCGTGCGCTCCGCCGTGGTGCTGCTGGTCCGCCTCGATCTCACCGTCGGCGAGACCACGCTGGCCACGGACCCGGTTTCGCAAACCGAAATCTCGACGGCCGTTGTGACGGCGCGGATCAAGGGGCGCTCCGGGCTGTCCGTTGTGCCGGCGGACATGGCGCAGATCGCGGCTTCGGCTGCGGCGAGCGCGGCGCAGGCCGAGGCGGCGGCCTACGCCCTCATGTTCCCGACCACTCTCACTCTCGACCTGAATTCGCCGGGCGACTCTCTCCTTTTCTTCTTCTGAAATCCCCCAAAATCAGGAGCCAGTAATGGCGTTGCAAACGACCACGCTTAAGGCGCGGACGGCGGACCCTGCTGTCAAAGATATGCTTTTTTGCGACCTCAGCGGGACCGGCGCCGGGCCGTTTGTGCCCGCGCGCGTCGATGTGGATGGTTCGGGAGCGGTGGGCGCGCCGATCGCGGGCGCGGCCATGCCGGCGGGCGGCGCCGGCATGACGGGCTGGCTCTCGGCGTTGTGGGCGAAACTGTCGGGCACGCTGTCGGTTTCCGCGGCCGCTTTGCCTCTGCCGGCCGGGGCGGCTACCGAATCCACGCTGGGCGCGTTGGCGACGGCGCTTGGCTCGTTGCTGACGGCCCTGGGTTTGCTGCCGCGCCGGCCCGCCAATGTCGCGACCGGACAGGCCGTTGTCGGGACGTCCGCCACGCCGATCGTCGCGGCGCGCGCCGGTCGGTCCAGCGTCACGCTCATCAACCTCGGGACGACGGATGTCTATGTCGGCGGCTCCGGTGTGACCGCCGCGACCGGCTTGCTGCTGATCGGCGCCAAGGGCGGCGGCCTGGTCATCGACGGCGAAGCTGCGATCTATGCGATTGCGGCCGGCGCGCAGACCATCTCGTTCATGGAGACGTACTGATGGGCGCCGTCATTACGCCTCCGGCCGCGCTTCCGATTCCGGGCGTGACCAACTGGGACCCGCTGCTTTCGCCCAAGGCAAGAGCAGCAATCGCCAATGTGCGCCTTGGAAGAGGCCGCGCGCGGATCGCCACCCTTGGCGACTCCACCTGGGCCGGCATCGGAGCCGGAACAGGAGGCGACCATAATTTACAGGGTGCGCGACAAGCCGCCGTGCCGTGGGTGATGGCGGGTATCCTCAACGGGCGCGGTCTGCCGACCATCCCCGACGCTGTCTTTAGTTGTGGGGCTGTCCCGGCGCCGACGATTTACAACCCCAATGTCTCGCAAGGGTCGGGATGGGTTCTGTCCACCCAGAACACCGCCGGAGGCACGCTCTGGCAAAACGGCACGACGACGGGCACGACTTTGAGCGTGACCACGACGACGCCGTGCAACGCGTTCGACGTCTACTATTGCGCGGTCAATACGGCGCAGTTCACCCTGCAAATCGACAGCGAGACGCCGGTTGTCGTCAACGTGACCTCCGCTGGGGCCGCATTGCTGAAGGCGACGGTCAGCTCTGCGACAGAAGGCGTCCACACTCTTAAAATCGTTCGCACCGGCGCAAGTGGGAATGTGTTCATCGGCATGATCGACCCGTATTCGTCGATCAATCCGCGAGTGTCGATCTGGAACATGGGCATCGGCGGTAGCCAGACCAGCACATGGATCAACGCGTCGGCTTCGTGGTCTCCCCTCAACGCCCTCACGACCTATGCGCCGGATCTGACGATCATCAATCTCGGCATCAACGATGAGGGCGCCGGTGTATTGATCCCGACTTTCATGTCTCAGGAGCAGACGATCATCAACGCTGGCAAACAGTCTGGCGACGTATGGTTGATCATGCACCATGCCTGCTCCGGGCACGAAGCGCAGGAGCCGGGGACCTATGCGGCTCTGCAGCAACTCGCCGCCAACAATAATATCCCGTTGATCGATTTTCGTGCGCGGCTTGGACAGTGGACGGCCGCCAACGCCAACGGACAGATGTACGATTTTCTGCACGCGACAGGCCTCGGCTACGCCGATGAGGCCGCCATGGTCGCGGACCTGGTCGCGCGCCTTTAGGCGCATCAGGCGCTGTCCTGCCCTTACAGCGCAAACCTCCCCCTGGAAGGAAATTCTATGACGAAGTTGCAAGCCGCAGCAGCGGCGGTTGAATCACGCCTGATCGACGACTGGCGTGGCGAGATCAAGCGGCTGTGGAGCCTGCGCGTCGCGGCGATCTGGATCGTGCTGAGCGCGATCATTTTCGTCGCGCCCATGGTTTCGGACGAAGCCAAGGCTGTGGTCGGCGCGTGGCCGTTCGCCGGCGGCCTGTTTTTGGCGTCGGTGTCGCTGGGCCTCGCCCGTCTGACCAAACAGCCGGGAGCCGTCGCCGATGAATGAGGCTGTGAAAAAGCCCAACCGGATGCGCCAGAGCGCCACAGCTTGCGCGCTCGCCGTCTCCCTGGTCGGCGGCTTCGAGGGCGTGCGCCAAAACGCGTATCCCGATCCGGCGACGCGCGGCGATCCCTGGACCATCTGCTACGGCCACACCGGCGCCGACGTGACGCCGGGCCAGCGCGTGAGCCTCGCCGAATGCCACCGGCTTCTGCTCGCCGATCTCGACCGCGAGGCGGCGGGGATCGACAAATGCCTGAGGCCGCCTCAGCCTATGACGGACGGGCGCTATGTCGCTGTGTTGTCGCTCGCCCATAACATCGGCGTGCCTGGCGTCTGCCGGTCCAGCGTGGTCCGCAAGCTCAACGCGGGCGACGTGCAAGGCGGCTGCGACTCGCTGCTGCTCTACAACCGGGCGGCCGGGTTGGTCATGCCGGGACTGACGCGCCGGCGCGAAAAAGAGCGCGAACTATGCCTTTTGGAGGACTGACCATGGCCGCAAAAGGCGTTCTCCGCACGCTTGAGGGCGACCGCCTCGCCTTCTTTTGCCCGGGCTGCAAATCGCACCACCAGGTCTATGTCGGCCCCGCCGGCTGGGGCTTCAACGGCAATTTCGACCGGCCGACGTTCACGCCGTCCGTGCTCGTCAATCCCGGGCGCGAAAATGCGGCGCATCCGACATGCCATTCCTTCGTGACGGACGGCCAAATCCAGTTCCTCGGCGACTGCACGCACGAACTGGCCGGCCAGACGGTGGCGCTGGCGTCGCGCAAGCCGGAATGGGAGGCCTGACCATGTTCGCCATCCTTACCGAATGGGGCTTTGGCCTGGGCGCGCTCGCCTGCCTCGCCGGAGCGGCTCTCTCCTTTATCTATATCCCACTCGTCGGCCGCTACATCGCGGCCGGCCTGGTGGCGCTCGCGGCCGGCCTCGCCGCCTATGACCTGGGCTATGCCGCGCGCGGCCGGCTCGATCAATCCGAAGCGCTCGCGGCCCAGCTCGCGGCCGTGCGGCAGGAGATCGCCGCGACCAAGACCGTCCAGGAAGCGGCGGCATCCCGCGCTCGCGCCACCGAACAGCAGGCGAACCAACTGCAGGAGCAGATCAATGCCTATGAAACCGCCCTTGCGGCCAAGCCCGAACCTGCCGCCGCGCCTGGCTGTCCGAAGGTGGCGCCGCCGTGCGCTCTCGACGCTGACGATGTGCGCGCTCTTGGCGGGCTGCGCAACGGTCCCGCCGCCGCCAGTCGAAAAACCGACGCTGCCGGTCGCGCCCGCTGAATTTGGGCAGCGCGTTCCGGCTCCAAAACTCCGCGTCGGCGACAACGCGAAGGTGCTCGCCGCCCGTGCGCTCGGCGCGTTGGAGCAGGCCAACGACCGACTGGACAACGACGGCGCCTTTTATGGCGACGTGCGGGCGAATTTCTCGAAATGATCAACGCCGGGGCCTCGGTCCCGGTCATGGAAGGCCGGTGCGGCCGGCGGGGGATTGGAAATGTCGGATTCGGGAGGCGCTGGCCTGGGCCAGAATGGGGTCGCGCTCATTGGGTTGTTGGGCACGATCGGCGGAGGGTTCCTGGGTAAATTCTGGGACCATTTGTTCGGAGGGCGCGCGGCGGCCGAGAAGCAAAGGGCGGAGGCGCGGAAGCTCCTTGAGGACGCCTTCGACGCAAAGACGCGGGCGCTTGTCGACTCCTACGGGAAGATGATCGATGAGCTGAAGGAGTTTTACGAGACTCGAATCACGGAGCTGCGCGGCGAGGTCGGTCATTGGCGGGGCGAAACAATCTCGCTCCGCAAGGCGCTGGACGCGATCCGCGCAAGGGCGGCTGGACAGCAGGACTAGGGCCTGAATCAGGCCGGCCGAGTTGCCGTTGTCTCGGGCCAAGGCTTGAGGCCGGCGGCGATCGCCGCGCAGGCCAGCGCCACCACCAGCGGCGCGCCCTCCCGCATATATTTTGTCGTCATGTTTTTCGACCACCCGCAATGCTTGTAGAGTTCGTACTGTGGCCAGCCATAGTGCTCTTTGCAGTAGTCGGCGAAGGCGGAGAAATCTTCTGGCGTCATTGATGCGTCTTCAAAATGGAGAGAGGGGCCAAGGCCCCTCTTTTTAGATTGCGTACCCGGCGGCGTCCTTGGCGGCTCTGGTGTAGCTCTTGCCTGCCAGCATGAGGGTCCAGGCCATCGCCACCCGCTCCGCCCAAGCATACCACATCTCGGTTCCGAACTGGGCGTTGGTGCGCTTGATTTCGAGTTCGGCGGCGGCGTCGATGGTGTCGTGATAGGTCAACAT